AAAAACTTAAATATCGTGGCATCGCCTACTACAAATCTTACAAAAACTAATTTAATGAAAACAATTGCACTTGCTCTCGCAGCCACCACATTAGCGTCTGCACCTGCATCCGCTGGAGTATATCTAAACGCTGAGTCTAATGATGGTTACACAGGATCTGAGTACCAAGGTAGAACAATAGATGTTCACGTTGGATATGAAGGTACTGTAGGTAATGTTGACTACTACATACAAGGCGGTCCAGCACTAAAAGCTGTGGCTGATGTAGATGGTACTGAAACAGAACTATCAGGAAAGCTTGGAGGTACATTTAATGTATCTAAAAGTCTTGGTGTATATGGTGAAATATCTACCATTACTAATGGTGATGAAGATCGTAATTATGGCACAAAACTTGGAGCTAAGTTTACATTCTAATGTCACAACAAAGTAACGCTGCTCCAGCTTCAATAACAAAGCTGTCACCAGAGCCAGAAGTTAAAGAAGAAAAGAAGGAAGACGATGACTTTCCTAGATCATTAGAGGAAGCATTGTTAGGTGAGTAAAATCACTGAACCATGGCTAATAGTCTTTATGGCATTAGCCTTCTTCATTCATATAGAAGTTCTTCATGTAAACTTCCACAGCAGAGAGGCACCTCAGTGTCGGACCTCTCTGTAATTGGCATTGGCCCTTACGAGGATACCCTTTGCCGTCTAGACGGTGGGATAGACCACAAAAAAATTGATCAAAAAAATTTCAGCTGAAGAAAGTTAATATCCAATTAATCTATAATAATGGCACAACAGTCAACAGCTCACACCGCTTCGCTGACCCGTCAAGGTCAGTCTAATAGTGCGGGTGACGTAAGAGCACTCTACTTGAAACTGTTTTCAGGAGAGATGTTCAAAGGATTCCAGCACAATGCAATTGCTAGGGATCTTGTAATGAAGAGAACCCTTAAGAACGGGAAATCTTTACAGTTCATTTACACAGGACATACAAAAGCCGAGTTCCATACTCCAGGAAATTCCATTCTTGGTAACAGTGATGGAGCACCTCCAGTAGCAGAGAAGACTATTACAGTTGATGATTTACTTATCAGTTCAGCCTTCTTATACGAGCTAGATGAGACACTTGCTCATTACGATTTGAGATCAGAGATATCCAGAAAGATTGGATACGCTCTTGCTCAAAAGTATGACCGTCTAATCTTCCGTGCTATCACACGTGGAGCTAGAGCTGCATCACCTATCACGAAGACTAACTTCGTAGAGCCAGGTGGTACACAGATCCGTGTAGGTACAACTACAAACGCATCAGATGCTTATTCAGCAACTGGTCTTGTAAACGCATTCTATGATGCTGCAGCTGCTCTTGATGAAAAAGGAGTAAGTACTGACGGCAGGTTTGGTGTCTTGAACCCAAGACAATATTACGAATTAATACAACAGGTCGGTGAGAACGGACTTGTAAACAGAGACGAGCAAGGTACATCCCGTCAGAAGGGTAATGGAATTGTTGAGATCGCTGGTATTAAGATCTACAAGTCAATGAACATTCCATTCTTCAGCCAGTATGGTACGAAGTATGGTTCTGGTTCAGCCACAAACCCAGGAGTAACTGATCCAGGTAACTCTGGTTCATTCGTTGGTGAAGCACTAGAAGATGCTGCAGCTGATGTAACTGGTATCAACAATGAGTATGGTGAAGAAACAGAATTTGCTAACTCTTGTGGTATCATTGGTCAGCGTGAATCAGCTGGTGTTGTAGAAGCTATTGGTCCTCAAGTACAAGTAACCAAGGGTGACGTATCCGTCATTTACCAAGGTGATGTGATACTTGGACGTTTAGCAATGGGGTCAGATTATCTAAACCCTGCTGCTTGCGTAGAACTATTCGCTGGTACAGCTACAAAACCTTCAGCATTCTAAACATGCTATACAAGGGAGTCATTACGGCTCCCTTTTTTTTATTTATATAACTTAACTATGGCTATACCTACCACTAACTCGGCAGAAGAATTACCTGCAGTAAATCAGATATTGTCGTCAGTTGGTCAAGCACCTGTAACAACTCTAGATCAAACCAACCCAGACGTTGCGATTGCTTACGATACACTTACACAGGTGTCACGGGAAGTCCAGTCTGAAGGATGGACCTTTAACAAAGAGTTCCATTATCCATTCACCCCTGATAACAATAATGAAATAGCAATACCTTCAAATGTTTTACAAATAGATTTAGATAGAGATGGAGGATATACAGATAAAAGTATAATAAGAAGAAATGGAAAACTATATGACAGACAAGCACACAGCCATACATTTACTGAACAAGTAAATTGCGATGTTGTGTGGTTATTTGATTGGGTAGATTTACCACGTCCTATACAAGACTACATAACAGCTAGAGCTACATGTCAAGTTGTTCAAAAGATAGTTGGAGATCCAAATCTTTATAAATTATGTCAAGAGAAAGAAGGATACACTAGAGCTATGGCTTTAGAGTATGAATGTAATCAAGGTAAGTTTACTTTCTTTGGACAGCCTTCAGATGGTAATAATTATATAAGTTACAAACCTTACAAAGCCTTACAAAGATAATGCCTAGTGTTACACAAACAATTCCAAGTTATCTAGGTGGTGTTTCTCGTCAACCAGATACTAAGAAACTTCCAGGTCAATTAACTGATTGCTTAAATGCTTATCCAGATCCTACATTTGGATTAACAAAGCGGCCAGGTTTTAAATTTATCAAAGCTCTTGCTAGTGGTGGTACCTACACAAATGCAAAGTGGTTTTATATTCACAGAGATGGGGATGAAAAATATGTAGGATGTATTAAAGGTTCTAGTATATACATTTGGAATGCTACTTCTGGAGCTGTAGCTACTGTAACAAACAATGGTGGAAGTTATTTAACTGGGACTACAGCAGATAACTATGATGTACTTACTGTACAAGATACTACTATTGTAACAAATAAACTTATAACAGTAACTACTCAAACAGCTCCATCATTTACAGCTAACAAAGTAGGTACTATTAGAATTAGAGCTGTAACTTTAAACACTACATATAGTGTTACAATAAACGGTTCTACAGTAACTTATAGTACAGGTAGTAGTGCTGATATAGATACTATATTAACTAACCTTAAGAATAGTATTAATGGGTTAAGTATATCAGGCATGACTGTTACTCAATTAGATACTTCTCTTGAGCTAAGTTGTTCGAGTGCTTTTACTTTAACTGGTAAAGGTGGTACAGATAATGATCGCCTTGATACTTATCAAAACCAAATAGCAAATGTATCAGGATTACCAGATAGATCTAAACATCATAGAGTAGTTAAAGTATTAAATACTGCTAATTCAAATGAAGATACTTATTACTCTAGATTTATAGCAGACAATGGTACATCAGGTGCTGGTTATTGGGAAGAATATATAGCTCCAGACGTGTCAGTTGGTCTTACTGCTTCTACTATGCCTCATGAGCTAGTTAATACAGGAACTAATACATTTACTTTCCAACCTATATCATGGACAGCTAGATTAGTAGGAGATGATTTAACTAATTCACACCCTACATTTGTTGGCCAAAAAATTCAACAGTCATTTTTCCACAGTAGCCGCCTTGGATTCTTGACTAAAGATAATGTGTCTATGAGTCAAGCTAATGAGTTCTATAACTTCTATCATGTATCAGCTTTAACTCAAATTGATTCTGATCCAGTAGATCTTAATACTTCAAGTATTAGACCAACATTGCTTACTGGTGTTATACCAACAGCACAGGGTTTAATACTATTTAGTAAGAACCAACAGTTCTTGATGTTTGCACCTAATGGTATCTTTACACCTTCAACTACTATCATACGTGGTATCTCTAACTATGAGATGGATATTAATATTGATCCAGTAGACAATGGAACTAATATTAATTTCATAAGTAAAGCTACAGGATATGCAAGGGTGTTTCAGATGACTACATCTGGTCAAGAGATGAACCCTGTTGTATTAGATACAAGTAAAGTTGTATCTGAATGGATACCTAGTACTATTACGAGTTTAGTGGCAAGCCCACAGAACTCCTTTATTGCTATGTATGGTTCTACTAAAGCTGATGTCTATCTTTATAGAACTCATAGTGATGGTAGAGAAGAGCTAATGCAGTCTTGGTTTAGATGGTCTTTACCAGGAAACGTTCAGTTTCTTTCTATAGATTCAGATGTTCTTTATGCAGTAACAGAACAAGGCAGTCAGTACACATTATGTAGTGCAAGTTTAAATCAAACTCCAGAGGAAACAATTCTTGTTAACTCTGATGGTCAGAAAATGAACCCATGTGTGGATTTATATGCTACTGCTAGTTCCGTCTCATATGACGTTACAGACCCCGTTAATCCTTTTTCTAAATGTTATATCCCATTCAACAATGTAACGGGGTTAACGCCCGTTCTAGTGGTCAGTAGTGATGCGTCTGATCTTACTAACCCTACTTATGTTGAATCTGGTTTTACTATTACTCCAACAATTGCAACTGATGGAACTGGAACCTATTATAAAGTACCTTTTAAAAACTTAACAAGTGTAGCTAGTAAAGTAATTGTAGGTTTTGCTTATACTTATGATTTAACTTTACCTAAAACTTATTATAAATTAGATCCTGATGGTAGGGTTTCTGATTATTCAGCTTCCCTAGCTATAGCTCGTATGAAATTCTTTACTGGATTATCTGGAGAAGTAGGTTTTAAATTAAGTAGATTAGGTACAAGTGAATATACAGATGTAAAACCTGTACCACAAGCTAACTACTATCTAGCTAATGATGTACCATTAGACGATCAAACTGTAGTAACAATACCTATACATGCTAAGAATGATGGGTTTACTCTTCGTGTCTATAGCAACACACCTTTCCCAGTATCAGTCAATTCAATGATGTGGGAAGGTTATTATTCACCTAAATATTACCAAAGAAGATAATGACTACCGCCCAAGAGAGAGAAGAAATACAGCAACAAACATTTGCTATTATCAATAAAGCAGCTGGTAAGAACCAAGATGCTGCTGAATACTTATGGATGATTGCTCGTATTACTAGAGTTATGGATGATATATATGATCAAGATCAAGTTGTTAGTAGAGATGATTTGTTAGAAGTTTTCGATTATTTATTTATTAAACTTCCAACTAATCCTTTCTTTAATCAACATAGAAGTACTTTATTATCTCAGCATATATCTATGTGGAATGCATGGATGGCTGCTAACTTAAGAGAAGATGGAGATGAGACAGATCAAATATATGCTCATGTATGGCGTGATACCCATCATGAAGTAGTACCAATCGTAGCTCTACTAACTCAAGGGTATAAGCGTATGCATTATATTTCTGAATTGATTAGACGTACATTTAAAAATAAACTAGGAGATTAACCTATGGGATGTTTAGGAGGGAACAGTGCAACTAAAACTCAGAATAAACAGATAGAAAAAACGTATGAGTACGACAAGAAAGTTTATGACTTTAACTGGGCTACTCAAGCGGATATAGATGCATCACTAGCTGATGATGATGATACTAATGATATTACTCAACTAGGTCAAGTTTGGCAGAAATTTGACCACCAACAAGAAGGAATAGATATAGCAAAAGCCAACGATAAGCTGAATAAAAAGTATCGGATGGATACTGAAAATCAAGCTTGGAAACATGGTTTAGCTATACAAGAGTTCCAGTTCCAGAAGCAAATGGAAGCTTGGAGAAAATCAGAAGAGACTTATGGTAAACAATTGGGTTTCAATGTTAAGGCAATGGAACTTGCAATGGATAGAGAACGTCAAGTTTTAGATGAAGAATTTACAGCCTCTGTCTTTGACCATAAGGAACTTGTTCAAGATTTATTTGAAGCTACTGGAGCTGCAGGGTTTGATAAAGTTAGTGCTAAATTAGGATTAAAAGATACAGAAGGTTTATTAGATTACCAGAAGACGGGTGCTCTAACTAAATTAAAACAAGACATGGCTGGTTCAAGGTTAGCTACGGCTAAACAGCAAATAGCTATGACTGGTAAAGCTGGATCTTCTAAATTTCAGAAAGATATAACTGTACAAGATGCTATGACTAAAGAAGGTATGACTACCTTTGATAAGTATGCATTAGGTATAGATGTTAAAGATGCTAAAAGTAAAGCTGATTTTGAAAACGATTTAATCCGTAGAGAGATAAGCAATGCTAAAGCTAAGAATGCTTTTAATACTACAGAAGCTAATATAGAAGCTTTAAAGAGATTAGGAGCAGCTCAAGCAAGTGGTGCTGGTAGATCTACAGGTAAACAGATTCAAATTATGCTTGCTGAAGTAGGCAGACAGAATCAATATAATGTAGAATCTTTAATAAGAGGAGAAAAGATAGCTAATGCTAGAGCTAAAGAAAATAGAAGAACAGCTTTAACCTCAACTGCTAAGTCTAATGTAGCTTTAGATAAACTAGATTTAAGTAGTCTAGATAATCTAACTAGAACTAAACTTCAAACAGAAGAGATAGATCGTGATCTAAACATAAGTAATCAAACAGGAGATTTAGATTTAGAAGGTATTAGAAAAAGTGTCTTAGATGCAATGGAGAATACTAATCTAGATGTTAGAGAAGCTAGTCGTAAATTAGACACAGCTCGCAACAAAGCTGGATTCAGTATGAAGAAAACAGATTGGGATCTAACTAATACTGGTTCTAAGTTTAAAACAAACGTAGAGATTATAGAGAAACAATTAGAGAACGCAGCTAAGGCTTCAGCGTTAAACATGAAAGATATAACTATTGCTAAGATTGGAGCTGACATGAGAGCAGACGCTGCACGTATGCTTAAACCTACTAGAGCACCAACACTACCTAAACCTATAGAATTACCCGAAACAAAATGGCAAGATCCATTAATGCCTAGTAAGCCACCAGAACCTATTAAAGGTGCTAAGGCTCAGACTGGTATTAGTGATGCTTTGTCTAGTGTTGCAAGTGGTGTTGCTGTGGGTTCAGCCATTGGAGGTGCTACTGGTCTGTTAGGAGCAGCAGCTGGACCACTAGGTTGGGCAGTAGGTATAGGAACCGCATTATTTGGTTAATTACTAATGAAACAAAAAACTTACAGGCGACAAGTCGCACGTAAAGCCTTTGATCCTATTCAAGCTCCCGATGTCTCTACTAGGATTCTACAAGAATCTGAAAATACCGTACGCGGTATGAAAGAGGTTGCAGATGCGGAGCGTAGGTACAGAGAAAATTTTTTAAACTCACAAAAAGAGTCACAAAATTTAGAGAAAGAATTTAGAGAAAGAAATTTTAATTTAAAAACTGAGTTTGCTGAAGCTTACCGTGATGCTGAATTGCAACACTATAAGACTAGATTAAATGATGTTAAAACTGAAGAGTTTGAAAATGAACAGTTTAATAAATTAAAGACTTTAATACCTAAAGCTTTTAAAAACTATGTAGACTTTGAAGAAAAAAGAACAGAACGTCTTAAAGAGATTGGAGCTGAGATAGTCACTAGATGGGGTGTAACACCTGAAGAAGCTAAAGCTTTTAAGTTTGCTGGTCAAAACATTGATTGGGCTGATGCAGCTATAAATCGTGTTAAACAAAGACTAGAGAAAGGGGGAGCTGGTCCAGAAGTTTTAATGCAATTAACAAATCTAAGTGGTCGTAAGCTGCTTGGAGCACAAGAATTATTGCTTAGTAATGCTGGTAAAAACCATTATCCTCAATTCCTTAACGAGAACTTACATACAAAAATACCTGGATTAAACATGTCATTAGCTGACATGGAAATAGATGAAAAAGGTATTCATGCTTCAGACTATAGAGCTGGTATGAGGTATTGGGAAAGCCGATACATTGGTAAGTTTAAATATGGTGAAGAAGAAGGTCAAGGTTATGATGATGCATTTATTGCCAAACATCTAAGACCATGGATGGATAAAGAGCATGATAAGCGTATGGCAGCTCAGAATGTTAGAGATGCTGGTGCTTATAAAACTCTTGAATTAGAAAGACAAACTGAAAACTTAGGAGCTAAAATATTTGGAGACGGTGGGCATACATCTGGTCAAGGTTTTCTTGAATGGATTAATTCTGAATCAGGAGGTGATCCAAAACAACGTGGTAGAGCACGTAGATTAGGAGCTTCTATTCTAGAAAGCATGGCTAGTACTGGTGAGCTTAATAGAGAGCAATGGAATACAATTAGAAATACTTCAGTTAAAGTTGGCAATAAAGAAGTACTACTTGGTGATCAATGGAAAGACGATTTTGTTGGTGTTGAAAAAGCTTTGAATGATAGAGCTAAATTAGAAAAACAAATGGAAGAAGAGAAATTCATTGCATTTGATAACTTACAACAAGGTCGTGTGCTTGAAGCTGTTTCTCAAATAAAACGTAAATTAAATGATGCTGAATTAGATACTATTGAGATACAGTATAGACAAGAATTTCCTCTTCGTAAAGTTCCTGACTGGATTAATACTTATAGAAACACAGAATCATTAGAAGTTTTACCAGCTAAGCAGAAACTAGATGCAATGGTTACAGCTGATACTTTAACAATGGCAATCTTGTATGGTTCTCCTTGGATACCTAAAGAACTTTATAGTGAGTATGAAAAGAAAACTAGAGATGGTCCTAACAAAGCAAGTGATGGTGTAAAAAGTGATGCTAAAAGAAGTGTTACACAAGCTGTAAAAGATCTAGCTGGTAATCTTGTAAGAGATGATCAGACTTCAAGTGATGTGTTACATATGGTATCACTTGCTAAAACAATGCTAACTGATAGAGTTACAACTGCTGTTATTGCTGGTAAATATAAGAGTGCAGATGAAGCTTGGCAAGGAGAAGCCATTGAACTTGAAAAAATTATAAAAGAAGGAGAACAAGGTAAAGGTGTCTTTGCACTTGGGTTAGATGCTAATAAGCAACCAGATTACGCAGATGGTGGTTTTGCCTATTTACAACAAGAAAAATATGCAAACAAAAATCCTATGCGTTATATAGATACGTCTTTAAAGAATAAAGATTTTATAACTTTAACAGCTGGTACTCCTAATGCTATAACTATTTCAGATTTAGACTCTCTTGAAAAGTCAGTAAGAGATGGTAAACCTTTACCTATATGGTTATTGAATGTAGCAGATAGTTATCCTAATAAAGATCCTTGGGAAGTTCTAAATACAATCTTTACTTATAATAATAAAAAACCTGTTGAACCTACAGGAGGAGCTAGAGCACATTATTATGTACATCCTACAGTTAAGAAAATATTTAGTAACAAACCTTCTTTAGCTAAAACAGCTAGAGCTATGGCTACTACTACTAAGCTTACTAATAAAGATATTGACTCATTTAACCCAATGTTAGATCTTATTACAAGTAAAGAAGTAATAGCAGCTGATACTAATTATAAAGGGTTTGACGCTTTAACTAGCCCAGATAGTAGTGCTATGACTACTGGAACTTTAATTCATGGTAAGTCTTTAACTGAAATGACAGTTTCAGAAGTAATTAATAATCAAGATTTAGGAAGAACAAATGAAGTAGGAGCTTATCAAATAAAAGCTGGTCAATTAAAATCATTTGTTGAAAGAGGTTTTATAACTGAAGATGATATGTTTGATGAAGAAACTCAACGTAAGCTTGGAGCTTTAATGCTTTGGGAACGTGCTGGTTCTTTCTTCTCTGATGCTTCAGACGAACCTTATGTACCTATACCAGGATTAGGACAGACTTGGAGTGGATTAAAAGGTGATGATAATAAATTTCAAGAAGATGAACGAAATGTAATAGCAAATAGACTTAAAAAAGTTAAAGAGAATCTCAAGGCTGCAGGGTTTGATCCACTACAGTTTAGAGATGAGATTAATGATACACTGTTTACTCTTACTAAAGATCAATAATGGACAGACAAGAACTATATAGACAACGTTTAAAAGAAGCAAACGTTGATGTAGACACTTTATATGAAGAAGATCAAGAGACTAAAGAAGAACTTCCTCAAGATGATACAGCTCCTCAAGCCTCTACAACAGTTCAAAAAGACGTTAAAGACTATAACTTAGGTGATAACGTTAAAGAAGCTTCTAAAGCTGTTGTAGCTGGTGGTATTGATTTTGTAAATAGTGTAGGTTCATTACCTAAATTATTTGATAAACGCTTTTACCAAGCAACAGATCCTAACAACCCTTATACATTTGATGCTCCATGGATTATCAAAAGTAAACCTATCACACGAACAAGATGGGGTAAGTTTATACAAGGTGGTGTTGAATTAGCTGGCGGTTTCGTTGGTGCTGGTAAGGTCATGTGGGGTATGAAAGGGCTTAAAGGCTTAGCCGCAGTTGGTAAAACTACCAGAGTAGGTAGAGTAGCCATGGGAGCCGCCCAAGGTGCTGCCTATGATGTTATTAGTAACCAATCTCAAGAGCAAAACTTAGCTAGAGCTTTAATTGATATTAAACCTGAATGGGCTACAGTATTAGATCCTGTTGCTACTAAAGAGAATATGTCTCCAGCACTTAAGTCTATATATAATATAGGCGAAGGTTTAATGATTGGAGGTTTATTTGATGCAGCTATAGAAGCTGGTGGATGGGGTATTAGATCTTATTCTATTAATGCTAAGAAGGCTGCAAAGAAAAATAAGTTAATGACACCTTTGCAGAAAGCTGTAGACAAAAGTGAAGACATAGATTATGCAGCTAAAGCTAGTCAAGTAGAGATTGGTGCAAAGGTTGTGTATGAAAAGAGAAGAGCTAAAATAGGTAAATCACCTAAAAAAGGTAAACCATTAAAACCTTGGGCTAATCTAAGCAAAACAGAAAAGCAAGAGGTTATGGAATCTTTTGCTAAAGAGAATGGCATTGAGTGGGGTAGCACTAGAGACATGTCTACTAGAGCCTCTAAACAAGCTAAAGCTCAAAAAGAACTTGCTGAAGAACAATTAGAGTTTGACCTATCTAAAGGTAGTCCCAGAGAAAATCCTGCTTATTATAAAGGAGGAGACTCTACAGATAATCCAGCACTATCTAGTAGTGATAATCCTGTAGAAGGTGTTAGAGATCAGATTAAAATTAGAAATGATTTAAGTCAAAAAGACGGTTCTCCTAGAGGTACGCTAACAGAAGCTAATATTAGAAGAATTGAATATTCAGCTCCAGGAACTACTATTGAAGAACTAGATAAAATTGCTGAGTCATTAGGTAAAAGTCCAGCTTATTTAGAACTTGAAGGTGCTGCTACTAAAGATGATTTAAAAGTCATTACTGAAGAATTAATGAAATTTATTAATGAGTCTGGTAATAGTAGACTTATTGATATACCTTCAGAAAATCTAGAAAAATGGGTAAAAACAAGTTTTGGTAAACCTGATGAAATAACAGTAGCTACAGGAAATCAAGTTTCTGTTTTCAACCATTTACAAGTTAGAGCTGCTGATGTGTTACTAGGTCAGCTACTTAAAGAGTCTAGAGATTTAGCACAAGCTGGTTTAAGTGTTATGAAAGAAGTAGATCTTTCAGCACAAGGTTCTCTTTTAGATAATATTATGGCACGTTATGGTGTTATAGCACGTCTAAGAAAAGAAGCTTCAGCAACGCATTCATGGAGATTAAGAGCTTTTGGTGGTTTAGATGAATATAAAAAAACCATGGCTAAAGCTTCTCAAGCTGCTCAGAATGAAGTTAATACTTTTAAAACTTTATTAAGGAGTGATATAGATGATGATCTCCTTGAACAGTTTATGCATTTCACAGCTACAGGTGGTGGTAAAGCTCAAACTTGGAAAGACTTTGATGCATTCTTTAAACGAAAGTTAAGAGGATACAAAGGAGCAGATGGATATAACCGTAATGCTGTCTTAAATGAAATGGCAACTATGGGTGTTAATTCCATGTTGTCTGGTCCTAAGACTCCAGTAAGAGCTTTAGTTGGTACAGGTTTAGGTACTGTATTACGTCCAGTAGCTACTGTAGTAGGAGCTTTAGGTAAAGGGAACGATAGAGTACTACGTGGTGCTTATCACTCTTTAGGTGCAATGGTAGAAGCAAGGAATGAAGCTTGGGCTAAGGCCATTGCTGATTTCAAAGGCTATCAAATGCATGAAGAAGGTTGGAGAGGTTTTACCCAACAAAAGGTAGATGCTGAATGGAATGCCATGATGAAATACATGGATACCTATGGTACTGTTGGTGATAAAGCACAAGCAAAACTAGCTGATTCTCTTAGGAATATTAATAAACTACCATTCCTAAACTATGGACCTCGCATAATGAAGTCTATGGATGTCTTCTTTTCTCAAATAATAGCAAGAGCAAGACAAAGACAATTAGCTTTTGATGATGTATATTCTCGTACTATAGATTCTGGTAAAGTTGTGTCTGATACTGATTTAGATAATCTAGTAAGACAAACTGAAAAAGAATTTGAAGGAAGAGTATTCTCTGCTGATGGTGAGATTACAGATGAGATGGCTATCTTTGCTGGTAATGAAGCTAAGCTTACACAAGAACTAACTGGCTTTGCAAAAGACTTAGATAAAGCTTTTTCAGAAATGCCATTCTTACGTCCTTACTTTCTATTTGCTAGGACGGGTGTTAATGCTCTAATGATGACAACCAAGTACACTCCTCTTTTAAATAGAGTTTTAAAAGAAAATGCAGACATAATGTCTAAAGCTTGGGATGACCCTGATATGATTCAATATGGTATTAAGAGTCAAGCTGATCTAGAAATAGCTCAATCCGTAGCTCAAGGTAGAGTAGCCATAGGATATGGTGTTACAGCTACTGCTGCTTGGATGGCATTAAATGGTGATATTACTGGTAATGGTCCTCCAGATAGGCAGTTAAAGAATACTTGGATGCAAAACAAATGGCAACCTAGATCCTTTAGAATAGGAGATGTTTATGTCAGTTATGAAGCATTAGAACCTTTTAACTCATTTTTTAGTTTAGCAGCAGATATTGCTGATGCTCAAAAAGTAATGGGTGACGAATGGGCTGGTAACTGGTACGGTAAACTAGCTTATATGATAAGCTCTAATGTTACTAATAAAACATTCTTAGCTGGTTTAATGCAGATACAAGACTTATTAACCAGTCAAGGTGGTGATGCTCCTAGAGCACTTGCTAACTTAGCTAATAACCAAATACCTTTATCAGGTATGAGGAATGAAATAGGTAAAGTACTATCTCCAGGAATGAGAGAACTAGAATCTGGATTCTGGCAAAGTATAGGTAATAGAAACCTATGGGCTGATGTTGTGACTCCAGGAGAATTGTTGCCATATAGATATGATATATTAGATGGTAGTAAACTTAAAGATTGGAATCCTATAGTACGTCTAGTTAACGCTATATTACCTATTAGTTTAAATGTAGGTACTAATGAAACTAGGGAGATGTTATTTAGAAGTGGTTTAAATTTAAAACAAACCTTTAATACTGGTCCTAATGGGGAGTCTTTAGAAGGATACCCAGATCTTAAATCTAAGTATCAATTCTTTATGGGTCAACAGAATATTGAAAAACAATTAGAAACACTATTTCTAAAGAATAACAGTATTCGAGATTCTATTTTTAAGATGGAAAGAGATAGAGATAGAGGTGATGTCTTTGAAGCTTCTAATACAGTTCATGGTAAAGTTATAAATGAAGTATTTAGAACTGCCAAATCTAATGCTTGGAAGATGCTTATTGCAGATCCAGAATACGGTGGCAAAGCTCAACGCTTAAACTTTGTTCATCAACTACAACTAATAGGAAATAAGAAAAGAAGAAAGGGAGATTATAAAGGTGCAAAGAATATAAGTGATAAAATTAAAGATTTAGAAAAACTGCCCTACAAGTAAACCACCTATAATTTATACATAGCGTAAATGGCTGTCACACAACAGAATTACACAGGGAATGGTTCTACAACGAACTATTCATTTACATTTCCATATTTAGCAGAGACTGACGTTGGTGTTAAAATCAACGGTACAACTCAAGCCACAACTACATATACTTTCGCCAACGCTACAACAATCTCAATGAATACAGCTCCAGCTAACGGAGCTGCTATTATTATATTTAGGAACACTAATAACGATGCTAAGAAAGCAACGTTCTATCCTGGATCTGCGATTAAAGCGGAAGACTTAAATAATGACTTTGACCAAATCCTCTATGTAGCTCAAGAGGTAGATAACAACTCAATGAGTACATTGGGTGAGGATGCTATGCAAGGGGATTTTAATGTTGGTAATAATAAAATTACTAATCTTGGAACTCCAACTGCAACTACTGATGGTACAAATAAGACATATGTAGACACAACAATAGATACAAAGATAGATACAGCTTTAACCACTGATGTAGTAGGTGGTCAAAGTATAACCATTACAGATAACTCACCTGGATCAGGTCAAATAACAGCCAGTGTAACTGCTGGTAGTATTAGAGGAACAGAACTAGCTGCAGATGCAGTTGATGGCACTAAGATAGCTGATGACTCAATAAATTCAGAACACTATGTTGATGGTAGTATTGATACAGCACATATAGCTGATGCTCAGGTCACACATGCAAAGTTAGCTAACGATTGTATAGATGGAGATAACATACAAAATGATGTTATAAACTCTGAACACTATGCAGCAGGGTCAATTGATACTGAACATATAGCTGATGCTCAAGTCACACATGTAAAGTTATCTAATGACTGTATAGATGGTGATAATATCCAAGATGATGTAGTAAATTCAGAACACATAGCAGCTGGTGCTTTAGATAATGAACATTATGCAGCAGGATCTATAACTTCAGATAAACTAAATGCAGCTACTGTTGTAACTGCTAGTGAACAAAGTTCTGCAACTGCGAATGATACATCCTTCTTTACTACTTCAGCTGCAGACGCTAGATATTTCAATATAAGTACTGGTGAAACTATTAAAGATGGTGATACATTCCCTGATAACGACACAACAATAGCTACAACTGCTGCTATTAATGACAGGATTATTGATCTTGTTGATGATGTAGGTGGTTTTGTACCAATAGCCAATGAAACATCTTTTCCTAACGCTAACCCTGACGTTAATAACGGGGCTGGAACTCTTATATCTATTAAAGCTCTCAGCAGCAACCTTGTCTCCAATGGATCTGGAGTGGCGACAATTGCTAACGGCACTGTCGGTAACTCAACAGTCACCATTACTGGTTTAGCTAATAGTACAACTTACGCTGCTAACTTTGGAATGATCGTAGAAACAACTACGACATTAAATACTTATACATTCCATAGACAAGTACCAATAGCAACAGAGGTTTCAACTGTAGCTGGTAGTATATCTAACGTTAATACTGTAGCTGGTAATAACAGTAATATCACTACTGTAGCTGGAGCTAATAGCAATATAACTACAGTTGCTGGATCTATCTCTAACGTAAATAATGTTGGAGGATCAATAGCAAATGTAAATACAGTAGCTACAAATATAAGTAGTGTTAATGACTTTGCTGATAAGTATCGAATAGCAT